GAAGTGCAAAATTTTCGTACTGAATAGCCACCACATTTTTGACGCACGAGACTTAATGGCGGATTGGGGATGGGGCTTCACAAACCCACAGCCCCTCCCCAATCCGATATTAAGTCGCGCAAAAGGTAACTTTCAACTTGCAATACAAAAAAGAAGACCGAAGTCTCCCTGAGATTAACTAATTTTGTGTTGCATATGTATAAACAATTAACCTCGGAGCAAAGGTCGCAAATTTTCGTCTTGCTCCAAAAGAAAATCAAGAGAAAAGAAATCGCCCTTCTTGTAGGGTGCAGTCAGTCAACGCTCAGCCGTGAGATCAGGCGTAATTCAACAGATAAGGGCAACTATCTGTGGGATAAGGCTCACGCAAAGGCAATGGATCGCCGTAAGCGTACCACAGCCAACCATGCAAAAGATCCCGCAATCGTTTGGGAAGCCCTGGATCTGCTGAGGGAGGATTACTGGTCGCCCGAACAGATATCGGCGGATATGAAAAGCCGTGGCAAGAATATATCCCACGAGCTGATATATCGTCATATCCGTGCCGACCAAAGTGGAGAACTCGCCTCTTACTGTAGGCACAAGATGAAATACAACCGTCATGTACGACCCAACCGGACTACCAAAGTAAAGAATATCCCTGACCGCGTAAGCATCCACCAACGCCCGGCAGAAGCCGACGGGACACGTTTCGGAGACTGGGAGATGGACACCATAGTTGGCAAGGACGGCAAGGGGGCCATCTTGACCCTTACCGAGAGAAGCACCAACATGATACTCATGGAGAGGCTGCCCGAAGGCAAGCATCCCGAGCCGCTGGCTAAAGTGGTGGTCAGGCTGCTGTTCCCTTATAGAAAAACCATACGCTCCATAACAACCGACAACGGTTCTGAGTTCTGTGCGCATAAGCTGATCTCCAAGGGATTGGCGCCAAAGGGCGCGAAGGATCCGAACCTCGTGTTCTTTGCCGATTCATATTGTTCATGGCAGAAAGGTTCAATTGAGAATGCAAATAAACTTATACGGCAGTACATTCCAAAAGGCACTGACTTTTCAACCCTGACGGATGCCTTTATACGCAAGATTCAGCACAAAATCAACCGCAGGCCACGTAAAAAACTAAATTTTGAAACCCCAAAGGATGTTTTCTTCCGACAAATTAATAATTTTGCAGTTGCCGGTTGAGAGTAGGCATTTTCTCAGTCAATGACTGTGAAGTATTTCTGTAATTTTGTATATTTGCAGAAACCAACTAAATACATAACAATGAAAAGATTAGTTATCCTTTTTGCCCTATTTTTTGCCGGCATTTCAGCATTCGCTTATGGTGAAGAATCTATTGGACAAAAAACGAATACAAAAGCTGGACGTTATGAAATTATCATTCCTGATAATATGATTCGTTATACATTTAGATTAGACAAGTTCACAGGTGACATTTGGCAACTTGTAAAAAATAGTGATGATAGTTCCACTTGGCAAAAGGTTTATAGAGAGCCTTCTTATTTTGATTCAACTGACGAAGACAAGATTAACTATCAGTTAATAGTTCCTGCTAATGCTGCAAGGTTTATTATGCTTATAAACATTAACAATGGAACAACTTGGCAAATTTGTAGAACAAAAGACGATGAAGTTGCTTTTCAACTTGTTTATTAATCATTAATTTTAGTGTCTTTTCGCAACTTATATCGGATCCATAACTTTGGAGCAAAAAGCTCTAAGTTATGGACTCACTTAATTATAATTCCGTTGAGGCGCTTCCGGGCTTTAATGCTCGGGCGGCTTTTCAAGTAAACTCCGCATCGGTGTTCAAGGAAGATGTGGATATTTCGTTTGAGCCAGCGGTGATTTTGAGAATCCTGGAATAAAAAAACAGCGCGCTGTTATGTAGCACACTGTTTTTGCGGAGTGAGCGAGATTCGTTCAGATGTTGATAACGTGGAGGTTGAAAAATTTGTGTACCTTTTTATGTATCGGTTCTGCATTTTCCACATTCCTTTCTTCTGTGTGCCGAAAAATCCTTGTTGCGGTTTTGATTCCTTTTTCTTATCTTTGTTTCCAAACGATTGTTAGCATTTTTGTACACACGGCGAGTCGGGAGACTGGCTTTTTTTGGAATTTTCGGAGCGGCTTGACTGCCGCTCTTTTTCATTTCCGCCGCTTCTCATTCATTCTTCAATCTTGCGACGATTGATTCAAGTTCTTCCACCGTGTTCGCCTGGTAGTAATCTTCGCCTTTCCGCACAAGGGCGGTTATCCCCGGACTGTCCGACACCAGTTCCGCAACCGGCACTCCTATGATTCCGGCTATCTCTCGTAGTTTAGAAATTTGGGGGTCGTTGTTCAGTATGGCAGACAATGTCGGTTGCGTGATTCCGACCGACCCATTCCTGTTCAACATTCGTCTCGCAACATCTGCAAGTGTAAAACCTTTCTCTTTGATTGCTTTTTGTACATTCATAGCCTATAGTCTATTTTTATTCCGCAAAGATACGTCAAAATAGCAATACACTACTTATATTACATAGATTATTAACTATTATTTACACGTATACATAGATTTTTACCAAATACATCACTTTGTGTTAAATATTGGTTAATGTCTATATTTTATTTGCGCACATAGACAATCGTCTATATCTTTGCTGACGTAAACGAAACAACTAAACTCAACTACTATGACAACTGAAAGTAAAAACAGAATGAGAGAGATAATGAGCCTCGCTTGGCAGTTTGTAAAACGCAACGGCTTTGACCAGAGCAAAGCACTCAAAACCGCCTGGGCTAACGTCAAACTACACGCAGCGCTCAAAAAAGGTATCGTGAAATTCTACTTTACAAAGGTAGACGGCAGCCTCAGAGAAGCATACGGCACATTGAAAGAAAGCCTGTTGCCAGAAACCAAGGGCACCGGCAGAAAGCCGTCAGACACGGTGCAAGTGTACTACGACACAGAGAAGCAAGAGTATCGCTGCTACAAGAAGGCAAACCTTGTGAAGATGGCATAAACAAAATACTAACGACTTAAAAAGAAAAGATATGAAAACATTGTCAGAAGAAATAAACGAGATAAAGAACGCGAAAATAAGCAAGACTGCAAAGCGCACAGCCCTCGCCAAACTTGGTCTGCTTAAATCAGACGTAGAGATTGTTATGAGCAGTATGCCTGCACCAGAGGCACGAGGCAGCCGCTTCGCCTATACATTCGGCGTTGAGATTGAATGCTACAATGTAGACCGCGACCTTATGCACCAGAGCGCAGACGCAAATGCCCTCAGAATAGCCTACGAGGGCTACAATCATCGTGACAACACCGAGTATTACAAGTTTGTCCGCGACAGCAGTATCGTCGGCGATAACGGCATAGAGTGTGTAAGCCCTGTCCTTGACAGCCGTACAGGCTTCGCCAGCCTTGAAGCTTGTTGCAAGGCTCTGAACGAGACCGGCGCAAAAGTCAACCGCACAACCGGACTGCACGTGCATATAGCGACACGCAATATGACTGGTGAGTGGTACAGAAACGTGTTTCAGAATTACAAGATGCTCGAAGGTGTAATCGATACGTTTATGGCGCCGAGCCGCCGCGCTGACAACAACTATTACTGCGACACGTTGCAAGACCACGATTTTTGGGGTTGCACCACCATCAACGACGTACAGATGCAACTCAACGGCAGCAGATACCACAAGGTCAATGCCGAGGCGTACGATGTTCACAAGACGATAGAGTTTCGACAGCACCAGGGTACGACAGACTTTGAAAAGATAAGTCATTGGGTTCGCTTTTGCGCTAAATTGGTCGGCTGGTCAAAGCGTTTCGCCCTTGATTCGACGGTCGCCTCAATAGATGAGATTCCGTTCCTTACGAAGACCGAGAAAAATTGGTTCAAACGCCGTGCGGCCGTCCTGAGCCTCTAAAACAAGGTGGGCGAAAGCCCACCGACCAAATACCTGGGCGACCGCTATAGAGGCGGCAGGCGGATCGTGACCGCACGTCTGGACAAACAAAAAAAGAATAAAGATGAGAAACTTAACAAAAGTAATAGCGAAACACATTACTTGCCTCGGTCTCGGCTTGCTTTGGGCATACTCTTTCGCTGTCAGTCAAGACTGCTTGTGCCTTGCCAACGTTCTGGCATTCACTTCGGCAACCTATCCGGGGGCGTTGACCTTGCGGTATATATGTTTGCATCAACAAAAAAAATGATATGTTATGTGTGTGATCTGTGTAAAGCCAGCCGGCGTGCCTATGCCGGCATTGGCTGAAATCAAGGCAATGGCAGAGGCGAATCCACACGGCTTCGGCTTCTGTACATCGACAGGCAAGTTCTATAAATCAACAGACTTCGCTATCTTTGCCGAACGTCTTGCAGATGTGCGGACGGACGAGGCGTGTGTAATGCACTTCAGACTTGCCACCCACGGCAGCGTGAGGCGCCGGAATTGCCATCCGTTCCGTGACGGCGATTTGTTCTTCGCCCACAACGGCGTGCTGCCTTATCCGAGTGTCGGCGACCGCACGGACAGCGAGTTCGCCTTTAGAAACATCCTTGCTCCGGTGGTGCGTGAGTACGGCTTGCGCTCGCCAGAATTGACGGCGGCGGTCGATGCCATAATCGGCGGATCGAGATTCGCCTTTCTGCGTGGCGCCGATGTGCTGACGTTCGGCAAGTGGTTTGATATGGACGGCTGCCTGTACTCAAACCTCACGTGGCTATACTGTGTAAACAATAGGCGGTTTGTTTATTCACCGACCGCATAAATTTCAAATAATCAATTACTAACCGCTATCTTTGATAGCATAAAAAGAGAAAAGTTATGAAAATTTTAAACCTGATTATCAAACAGAAGTATTTCGATGCCATTATGGCCGGTCGCAAGGTGCAAGAGTTCCGCGAGGTACGCCCTACCACCATCAAGAAGCTGCTGCAGCTTGATGAAGAAGGCTATGAGGTAGAAGACGAGTACGGCAACGCCCAGCCAATCAAGTATGACGCAATCCGCTTTTTTGTCGGCTACAACAAAGACCGCGACAGTGCTTTGGTCGAGGTTGAGAGTGCTTATTGTGAGATTTTTGTCGACGATGACGACAAGCCTATAGTGTATGAGTCGGGCGTCGACAAGGATGGCAATCCGCTCGAATGGATTGCCGAGCAGGTAGTTTTCAATTTGGGCAGAATCTTGGAGAAAGATATACGAGACAAGTCGAAACGATAGAAAACAAAAAAATGCAAGATTATGGCAAGAAGACAATCAAGCATCCAAAGGCAAATCAATAACAACGCCGGACCTCGCCGGAATATGAATGGCGCAGGTGTCGGGGCTCGTCTTATTACAAGGCGAAAAGCCAACGGCAGAGCGGACGCAGGCAAGGCTGGCTTAGGCAGCCGTCGGCAACGCTACAGCGACCTTCGTGCGGCGTTTGGTTTAAGTACTGGATAGCAATGGGCAAGGTTGACGACACATTAAGACACATCGCCTACGTCAGACAGCAGTCTGACGAGGCGGTGTTGTTTTGTTCATTGGGCAAGGATTCGCTTGTATGCCTTGATTTGATGTACCCGCGGTTCAGCCGCATTGTCTGCGTGTTTATGTACTTCGTCAAGGACTTGGATCACATAGACAGGTGGATAAACTGGGTTAAGGCACGTTACCCGAAAGTGGAGTTCGTGCAGCTTCCCCATTGGAATCTGACATATCTGCTCCGTGGCGGAATGTATTGCGTTCCCAACCCGAACATCAAACTGCTGAAACTTGCGGATGTCGTGAAGTCCGTGCGCCTGTCCTCCGGGATAGACTATGCGTTCCTCGGTATGAAGAAAGCTGACGGGATGAACAGACGGCTGATGCTTAAAGGCTACGAGCAGAATCATTATGTGAACAAAGGGATGTGCTACCTTCTCGCTGATTGGACGCAGCGTGACGTGCTGGCATATATGCGGCAGCACAATCTTCCTGAGCCGGTGCGGTACGGTAAGAAGGCTTCGGGCGGAATCGGATTCAACCTTGACTGCTTTTTATGGCTGAGAGAGAATTATCCGCAGGACTTGGAAAAGATATATAAAGTCTTTCCGATGAGCCGGCGGATATTGTTTGAATATGACAACAAAAATACTTGATTGGGACAAGGTGAACGCAAGTATGAGGTTGGTGAGAACAGTTAGATTATGGAATTATCAAAATACATAAAAGGTGAGGCGGCGGAGCTTAACCGTTCCGCCATTTCCTTTGCGTCGTACAATCCACGGAAGATTGACGACGAGGCAAGGAAAACGCTGAAACGCGGGATAAAAAAGTTCGGTCTTGTCGGAGGCATCGTGGTGAACAAACGCACCGGTCTGACGGTGGTCAGCGGACATCAGCGGCTTTCCGTTATGGACGAGCTGCAGAAGTACGACCCCACGACAAAGGAGAACGACTACAAAATCCGTGTGGACGTTATCGACGTCGACGAGAAGCAGGAGAAGGAATTGAACATCCTTTGCAATAATCCGAATGCGCAGGGGTCGTGGGATTATGACGCTTTGGCTCGCATCGTCCCCGATATTGACTATAAGGACGCCGGACTGACGGAAGCCGACCTTAATATGATTGGATGTGAGTTCCTCCTGCAGACGGAGGAGGAGAACAACATCACAGCAGCCCTCGACGATATGATGGCGCCCGTCCGTGAGCAGAACGAGCAGGAGAAGGCACAACGCCTTGCAGAACGGCAGGCGGAACAGGCGGCGAAAGTCCAGCACATGAAGGATGTGAAGCAGATTGTAAAAGACAACGCTATGAGGCAGGTGCAGGACAACGAGGCATATATAATGCTTTCTTTTGACAACTTCGCCAACAAAGCGGCGTTCTGTGAGCGGTTCGGCTACGACCCTTACGATAAGTTCATCAAGGGTGAAGTATTTGACGACCAGGTGGAGGCTGTGTTTGAATAACGTGAATGGGAGAGGGTATTCTGATATATGGATTGAACAACGATAGGCGGAAGTATACCAGAGACCTACAGACTTTTGCGGACAAGGTTCTCAAAATAGGGAGACCTAAAGGCTTGTTATACAAGTTCGGTAATATAAGCAGGACGGTGGCGCGGTATATGCGAGAACAAAGATTAACATTGGAGTCGTTGACAACCATCATTTCAGATAAAACCATTCTGAAATACAGAAACCACCCGAAGCGGAAGAAAGGCGCGGTCGTGAGTTTCAAACGCTTTGTAATGGTGGAGGCAGCGGTGAAGAAGCCGAGGAATGTCTATATTGACACTAATAGAAACAGGCTTGTTTTCGTTTCATCGGTTAAGTACGCTTCAAACAAAGTGTTGAAAGTCGTTGTCGAGCCAAACCAGAACGTTAAAGGAAGAAGATACAATGTCGTGACTTCGATTGGTATTGTTGACAAAGTTGATATGAGAGGGCGGCAATATGACAAAATAAAATAGGAGATACAAACGTACCCCCTACTAAAGTGGAAAGGCAAAGGAGTTGAACCTCGCAATATCACCGCTGTTAACGCTGCTCGCTACCGATGCGACCATCAATCCACACTGCAAATATAGAGAACAAATTGAAAATAACAAAATAAAACAACAACAAAATGGCAAGACCAAAGAAATTCGATTACGATTCCGATGATTTCTACGATGAAATCCTCGCCCTCGCCATGCAGGGATTGACGGACGCTGAAATCGCCGACAGCCTTGCCGACAAATTCGGCGTGTCTTTGTCTCCGGAGGCTTTCTCCTCAATGAAGAACGGTTGTTATGTGAATTGGACAGAGACGGAGAACCAAAGACGATCCGCTCGTTTTATTAAAGTCTTAGCGCGTGGACGCAGAAAAATCACTTCCATAGTCCGCGGCGCATACCTTAAAGGCGCCCTCGGTGGCAAGAAAATCAAGTCGAAGACGGTTCTCCGCCGCAAACTGCGCATAGGTGGGGAATACACGGAAGACGAGGAGATTCAGACTTCCGAAACAGAATCCGAGATGCCTTACAATATGCAGGCACTTGCGACCTGGCTGTACCACCACGATTCAGAATGGAGAAAGACCGAGCGCAGACAGGACGAGGATGCTTCCGACGTTCCGACCAATGTCGACAAAGGTGTCGATATTGACGCTTGGATAAAGAAGGAGGTCGGCAAATGATTGTTCCGCAGCCTGTGTACTATCCGATGTATGAGGACAAGGAGAAGTTTATCATCCTTGTGACGGGAGGGCGCGGGTGTGAATCCCCGGCGCAAGAAGTCATTATGTCCGATTTGTCCGTAAAGCAAATCAAGGATATTTCCGTCGGCGAGTTCGTTATGGGCGACGACGGCACTCCGAGGAAGGTTCTTGCAACAATGTCAGGGCGCAGTGATATGTTCCGTGTCCACCAAACAAGTGCCGAGGACTATTTTGTCAACGATGCACATATTCTCAGCGTGAAGAAAAGCAGGACGGCAATAAGAGAGGGACGATATAGGGAATATCCGGAGCATACAGACATCCGGGTGACAGATTATGCGTCCAAGAGTAAAAGATTCCGAGAGCAATTCCGTGGTTATAAGTCATCATCCATCCCTTATCTGGAAACCCCCGTCTTGCTGCCCCCGTATCTGCTTGGATTATGGCTCGGGGACGGGACAAGTGTTTTCCCCCAGATAACAACACCGGACAGTGAGATTGTTGGGTATTTACAATCTTATGCGGAAGAAAAAGGATTAAGGCTTTCCTTTAATGGGGTCAAGGGAAAAGCGAGAACGTTCAGACTTGCAAAAACCGAAGGGCATACAAATCCAATAATGGATATTTTCCGCCAATACAATCTTATTGACAACAAGCACATCCCACAAGAATACATATCCAACAGCGAACACAACAGATTGGAATTGCTTGCCGGTCTGCTTGACACTGACGGCTATGCAAGCAGGAACGGCTATGAAATAATCCAAAAGAACCGCACCCTTGCAAAGCAAATCAAATATGTCGCCGATACGCTTGGTTTCAGAACAAACATAACCGAGAAGTCCGCACGATGCAATGGGAAAGACTGCGGCAAGGTATATCGGGTGTCCATCAATGGGGACGTATGGCGTATTCCTTGCAAGGTAGAGCGGAAAAAGATACGCAAAGAGGACGTGCGCAAAAACAAAGATTGGCATTTGTCAATGTTGAGCATAGAGTCTGCCGGTGTCGGGGATTGGTGCGGCATCTGCCTCGACGGCAATCAACGCTATCTCCACAGCGACGGCACTGTTACGCATAATTCGGGGAAAAGCTTCAACACCGCTGCCTTCATCAGTCGTCTTACTTTCGAGCTCACTCCTGAAGAACACATCACGCACCAAATCCTCTACACTCGCTATACGATGGTGTCCGCTCACATCTCCATCATTCCGGAGATGCTGGAGAAGATTGAGCTGGACGGGACGGAGAAATATTTCCATTCCACACGGACTGATGTGATAAACAGAATGACCGGAAGCCGTATAATGTTCCGTGGCATCAAGACTTCCTCGGGCAATCAGACGGCGAAACTGAAGTCAATCCACGGCATCACCACGTTTGTCTGTGACGAGGCGGAGGAATGGACGAGCGAGCAGGATTTCGACCGGATAATGCTCTCCATCCGCCAGAAAGGCATACAGAACCGTATCATTATCATAATGAACCCTACGGATTCCAACCATTTCATTTACCGCAAGTACATAGAGAAGACGCACAAGATTGTGGAGTTTGACGGGGTGCCGGTGCAGATAAGCACGCATCCGAACGTTCTCCACATCCACACCACATATTTTGACAACATCGACAATCTGTCGCCGCAGTTCATCAATGAGGTTTCGCAGATTAAGAAAGACAACCCCGAGAAATATGCCCATACCGTCATAGGCAGATGGGCGGATGTCAACGAGGGTGCCGTATTCAAGAAGTGGGGTGTCGTCAAAGAGTTTCCCAAATGGGCGAAGCGTGTCGCCATCGGCTTGGATTTCGGCTATTCCCATGACCCTACCGCCATTGTCCGCTGCGGTGTCGTGGACAACGCTTTGTATATTGACGAGATAGACTACAGGACTGGAATGCTTTCCTCCGACATCATCAAGGCTCTTCGCCCCTGGGGGCTGAAGGTCATCGCCGACTCCGCCGACCCGCGTCTTATTCAGGAGATACACAACGGCGGCATCCGCATCTATCCTGTAGCCAAGGGCTCGGGCTCCATCATCGCCGGTATCGAGAAAATGAAGGATATGGAGCTGTTCGTCACCGAGCGTTCCTACAACCTTCAGAACGAGCTGCGCAACTATATCTGGGCGAGAGATATTGGCGGAAGATATGTTAACGAGCCGGAAGACCACGACAACCACTGCATCGACGCCTCCCGCTACTTTGTCTTGGGCGAATTGCTCGGGCGTATAATGCTGCCTAAGGACAACAGCAAATTATTCACTCACTAAAAAATACTTATTATGACACTTGAAGAAATATTGGCGCTTCCCGATTCCTCGCAGAAGGTGTACTATCTGAAGCGTGTGCGCAAGACGGACGTTCCCGACGCCCTTGCCCTTTTCAATGATTGGGATCCTGACAAGCACGAGATTATGGTCGACACGGTGAAATATCCGAAGGTCAAGATTGTGACGGAGAAAGAGCAGAGAATGTTCGACCCGGTGTCCGGCAAGACCACCACCATCCCGGAGAAGACCAAGGACGTGGAGCCGAACCGCATCGCGCTTCCCCTTGAACAGGACATTGTGAACATCCACACGGCGTTCACCGTGGGGACGGAGCCGAAGATGAACTGCGAGCCGGAAGAGGCAGAACGTCCGCTGTTTGAGGCAATACGCAAGGTGCTTGTCAAAAACAAAATCAAGTATCAGAACAAACGTATCGTGCGGTCGTGGTTCGCCGAGCAAGAGTGCTGCGAGTATTGGTATTCCGTCCCCGATGATGGATTCTGGACTTCCCTCGGCAGACGCATAAAGGGACTGTTCGGCGGCAGTGTTCCGTCAACCCGTCTGAAAAGCGCGTTGTGGTCGCCGTTCCGCGGAGATAAGCTGTATCCGTTCTTCGACACGGTGGGAAACCTTGTGGCAATGTCGCGCGAGTATATACGCAGAGAGATTGACGACACGGAAACGACGTGCTTTATGACGGTCACCGCCGATATGGTCTATCAGTGGGAAAGCCAGAAAGGATGGCAGTTGGTGAAGTCCTTCAAGCACGGGTTCGGAAAACTGCCGGTCATCTACTGCTACCGACCGAAAGCGTACTGCGAGAAGATTAAGACACTGCGTGTCCGCCTTGAAAAACTTCTGTCCAATTATGCCGACTGCATCGATTACCACTTCTTTCCCATCCTTATGCTTTTCGGCGACGTGGAGAATTTCAGTGGCGAGTTCAAGAGCCGTGTCGTTGAGCTGACCGGACAGGGGGCGAACGCGCAGTATCTGACGTGGAATCAGGTTCCCGAAACGGTGAAGTACGAGGCGGAAACGCTCATCAACCAAATCTATGCGCTGACCAACACCCCTCGCATATCCTTTGACAGCCTTAAAGGCACAGGCAATGCGTTGTCCGGTGTTGCCTTCGACTATGTGTTCCTCTCCACACACCTTGCGGTGGAGAACCACGCGGAGGTGATAGGCGACTTCATGCAACGCCGTGTCAATTTCCTCGTTTCCGCTTTGGCGTCCATCAATCCGAGCCTCTCCAAAGCGGCGAAGACCATTGATATTGATGTGGAGATTCAGCCGTACCGCCTCGACAACATAGAGGACTTGGTGCGCGTCGCCGTCAGCGCCCTTCAAGGCGGTGTGTGGTCACAGAAGCATGCTGTCTTGTTTGCCGGCAACGCTGACCGTATTGATGAAGAGATGGAACAGATAAAAGAAGATAAGGAAAGCGGCGGAGTAGAGGGGAACAACAAGGCTGCCCCGACCGAATAAAAACATTAACGCCAATTGTTTAAGCGCTTCCACGAGACCGAACTCAGGGAGGCGCTTTTTCTTTGTATTTTCGCATAAAACACATACGAGTATGACTATAATAGAACAAATCTTGGCGGCTCTGCAACAGAAATTCTCCGGGGTGGACACCGCCATCCTTTCCCGCATTGCCAACAAGAAGGGAGAGGGAGTGACGGACGAGAGCAAGGTGAACTCAATTGTCGAGGGCATAGGCTTTCAGGACGTTCTTAATTCTTATGGCGATTTCCGTGCCGACGGAGCCGCTTCCACGGCAGTGAAAAACTATGAGCGGAAGCATAATCTGAAGGACGGAAAGGCGGTGGACGAATCTACGTCAACAACTGAGAATGAGTCACAGGACATTGCGAAACTGATTGCCGATGCGGTCAGCGCCGCCGTCAGTCCGTTGTCGGACAAGCTGACACAGTTCGAGGCTGCGAAAGCGAGGGAAACGCGCGGTGAGCAGATTCTTGCGAAGGCAAAGGAGTACGGCATCCCGGACACTATCGCCAAACGCTACGCCATTCCCGACGATGCGGATTTGGACAGTTATTTCAAAGACGCGAAGCAGGAGTTGGCGAACGCCGGATTCAACGGCATCCCTTCCCCCGAGTCGTCCGATGCGAAGATAGAGAAAGAGAATGCCTCTATCGCGAAGATGATAAACGAGGAAACAAAATCAATTGTAGAACAAAACAAGTAAACAAATGGCAGCAGGATTCAAGTATGATTTGCAACCGGCGGTTGAAATGGAGGAGCGTTACGACGTTCAGACAGGCATCCGCCGCCGCGGCGAGTACAAACTCGTCACGGAACATTTGAGTGTGGGCGCCACGCTTCCGGTGTTCGCTCCGATCTGCGCGGACTTGAAAGACAAGTTCGCTTATCCGGTGGTGAATATGACGGTTGCCGAGGCTTACACCACAGGCGACTCCAACCTTTCCATCAAGGTAGCCAAAGGTTCTCTCGCATACAAGGGTATGTTTGTGGGCAACGGCTCCAAGGGCGCGGAGGTCGCTGCGGTGGACACCACCAACAGTGAGTATGACACCATCACCATCAAGGCGGCTTTCGGCGCGAACCTTCCCAAGGGGACGGTGCTGTTCGAGGCAAAAGCAGTATCGGGAACGGCACAGAAATACATCGCCAATTCCGCCCTCTTCAACAAGACAAAGGTGGATGACGGCATTGTCCTTGTGGCATTGCTCCGTACCGCGGCTGAGATTGAGCCGAGCAAACTCGCCATCCCGTTCTCGGCGAACGACAAGGCGAATATGAAAGGCTGGTTTGAATTTAACGAATAAGGAGGACTGAGTATGTTTTTGACTATTGAAACTTTATTTAACGACCCCAATATCGTTAGTGCGGTTATCAACCGCGTCAACCAGACGCGCAAGGACACTATCTATTGGCAGCAGTATCTGACATTCCGCCGTACCACCACGAGAGTGTTCAAGGACTACATCGGTTCTGTAACCGGTGTAATGGCAGGTTCCATCAATTCACGATTCGGAGAGAAACCAATCCGCGAGCGTCAGAACATCGGAAGCGGCTACGGAGAAATCGCATATCTCGGCGACGCTTATCAGATGTCTATCGACCGCCTGTCCGAACTCCAGGATTTGATTGACAAATTCAACGAGGCTAAGACAGCCGACCAAAGCACGGCGCTCAACGAGATTGTGAACTTCATTCAGGACGACTACCGTCAGATTACGCTTGCTCCGCACAAGCGTATGGACATTGTTGTCGGCTCTCTCCTTATGACCGGCAAGGCGGAGGTGTACAACAAGGACGCCGCCATATCTTCGGGCAACACCAACAACAAGGTGCTTGAGATTGCGCTTCCTTTCAATTTCCTCAAACCTTCCGACACCGACGTGAAGAGCGACGGCAAGAAGATGTTCGTTTCCTACCTTCGTGAGGAACTGAACAAACTCGCTCCGGACTACGGACGCTATGCCAAGATGATTATGTCGCGAGCCACTTTCAACAAGACCATTCTCGGTTCTTCTGAATTTGGTGAGCAGTACAAGATGATTCTCGGCAGCAACGAGATGAAATTGTCTACCGGTTTGATTTCTTCGGATTTGGCATCGGAGGTGTTTACCGGATTAGGTCTTCCACGCATCGAAATCAAAGAGGACTATGTGAAAGACCAGACGGGCAAGAACGTGCAGATTTATGCGGACAACCGCATCACTCTGCTTCCGTCCGATGAAATCGGCTATATGCGCCATCACACCCCATACGAGGCTGTAGACCCGGTGCAAGGCCGCACCTACACCGCGGCGGACGGTCAGATGCTCATCTCCAACTACCGCGACAAGAACGGCCGCTATATGGAGTACACGGCTGAGTGGATTCCTCAGATTGTGAACCCGCAGTTGATTACGAACATTGATTTGTCGCAATTGTCGTGAATGTGAAGGACTACATATCACAGAGGCTTCAGACCTTCGGCGTGGCAATGTCGGAGGCTGAACTTCTTGATGTGTGCCTTTCCGCAGGCATCGACGGCGGTGACGAGGTGGAGAGCGACAATTACGTCCGCGTGAACATCGGTCTTGCCTCGGTCATTCCTATGCTGCTTATGCGTGCCACGTCGGTCAGCGAGAGCGGTTTCTCCATGTCCTGGAACGTGGAGGGGATGAAAGAGTACTACGCTTTCCTCTGCCGCAAATATGGGCTGACCGATGAACTCAACACCGACAAACCGAAAGTGAGATTCCTATGATGTACACACCGCACATATTGCAGAAACGCATTGCTTCCGCTTCATCACGCGACGAGTACGGGCGCATCATCCCCGTGACAGACGAGCGGTGGGAAACGGTCTGCGCCTGCAGGTGCGACGACAACACCACACAGAATCTCACGACGGACAACGGTGAGGTGTTCCGCCCCGACTATCACGTTGTGTGTCCCGGCAAGGCTGATGTCAAAGCCGGCGACTACATCCGTGTTATGGACGGCGGCGAGGTGCGCGGCTGCGGTGAGGTGTCGATGGTCAAACATACGAATTATTTGAGCTATTCCGAATTATGGATGTGACTGTGGAAACGGACTTCTCCGATGTTGATGACTTCTTCCAAGACGGGGAGTGGGAAGTGCAGAAGGAGATGATTGACGCAGGAGCCGAGGCAGTCGAGTACGCCAAGGCAAACGGCAATTACCAAGACCACACAGGCACGCTGAGACGCTCGAACAAATACGATGTTGACGAGAGAACCTTGACGCTCTACAACGATGCCGAATCCCCCGGCGGATACAATTACGCGTCCAATGTAGAAGCCAAAGGATTTGACGTGCTGAGCGGCGCCGCGCTGTATGCGGAGCGACAATTGAAAGAAAAATTTGAGAAATGATAACGGTTTCCGACATAGAAAAGATTCTCTACAAGGACTGCGCCACTTTCGGTGTCGAGGTCTTCCCTTACGGCAATGTACCGGAGGGGGAAATCACCGCCGAGCGCATCGTAGTCCATTCCAAGCCTTTGCAAACCGAAAAGATTTGGAACAAGTCCTTCTGCGATGTCAACATCTGCGTTCCCGACAAGAACGGACAGGCGGACAAAATCCGTATCGACGTGCTTGCGAGAGAGGCGCAGGACAGGTTCAAGGGCATTGTCGGGGAATTTGACGGCACTCCGTATCATTATACCTGGGACACCATTGGGGTGGAGAATGACACGCAGATGCGCTGTCATTATGTGAATGTGAGAATATTGTTTGAGGTTTTAAATATAGATTGATATGAAACCATTTATAGGAATTAAGCAGATTTGGTACGGCGATGTGTTTTCCGCCGCCGTCACTGCGGCTACGCTTAAAACGTGGCTCAAAACAGCGACCGAGGTGAAGAACTCGCATCAGGACACGTTCCAGTATACGCAGGACGATCCGAGTGTGGACGACTACACCAACGAACTGACGGGAAAGCCGTACTACCGCGACATCAAGAGCGAGGGCAACAAGACAATCGCCTTCACTATGGGTGAGTATGCCTTCAAAGACAAGGTGGCGCTCCAGGGCGGCAAACTCGTGGGCGTCGGGGACGGTGACGGCTGGGAGGCTCCGGACAACCCGGAACTCATATACAAGGGAATCGTTGCAAAGACGAAGACCGGACACTATGTGGTGTTCACATACGCCGGTATTGTCGGAAAGACAACGATGGCCGAGAAGAATATGGGACTCGGTGTTTCCGCCGTCGCTATGGACAACCCCACCGACGCGGTGAAGGATGAGTATTGGTTCGATGGAACGAAGGTAGACGCAGCAGAATAGTTTTTTAGTTTGTAATAGTGTTAGGTTGGCGGCGGGCGAGGTTCTTCCTTTCCCGCCGTTTTGTTTTCTTATGAAAGATGCGGCAAAAATAGTGGCGAGCGCCGTTCTGGGGGCGGACGCCGTCAATGTGATAGTAAACGACAAGGTCTATGTGGTAGAGCCTCCCACCATACGCAAACTCGCGGGCGCCGGGCTTTGGCTTTCCGACCTGCGTCCGGGCGACAATGTAGGTATTTCCGAGGTTCTGAAAATGCTCTCCAGCGACAATGCGGCACACGCGCTGTCGTGGTTCATCGCCGGTGACGAGAGCCTTACCGAGGAATTTCTCGACGCCCCTTTCGAGGACGTTGTGTTGGGGATAGAAGCGGCTTACAGCCTTGTTTCCACTGTAAATTTTTTGAAGCTATCGACTTTGGCGAGGAATGTAGCAGGGCTGATAGCAAGGCAGAAACGATAGGCAACGACTGCCTACTCGGACAGATTGCGTCATTCATGGACTCCCTCCATCTCACATACGGGCAGGTTGTCAACGAGATTCCATACCGCAATCTTGTGATTATGAGCAAGGACAAGGCGCGCATTGCCTATGATGGCGTCATGCGCGAGGTGTCCGAGGATGATTTACACATAAAATTTGATGAATAATAATGGCAGTACTGGCATTCAAGGTGGAGGCGGACTATGAGGAAGTCCTTCGTCTGAGACAAGAGATAGACAAACTTAAATCGGAACTGAAAGGCATCAATAGCAGTCTTAATCCGGGGAAATTCTCCGAGGTCAACGACAAGTTGCGGCAGACGACGACACGTTTTGACGAGATGAAGAAGGCGGCGGCGGATGCCGGAACCGCATTTGTTCGTGAGGGTGGAATGATTGACGATGCGCTGACAAAAATAGCGGCGGGTGTCGCGGGGGCGTTCGCCGTGGACAAGATAAAAGACTTCGTTATGGAGGTGGTCAATGTCCGCGGTCAGTTCCAACAGTTGGAGGTCGCATTCAAGACAATGCTCGGCAGCGGCGAGAAAGCGAGTAAGCTGATGAACCAATTGGTGCGCACCGCCGCCACCACTCCGTTTGACCTGCAAAGCGTGGCACAGGGCGCCAAGCAGTTGCTCGCTTATGGAACGGCTGCCGAAGATGTCAACGACACATTGATTAAGCTCGGCGACATAGCGGCAGGCTTGTCGCTTCCTTTGGGGGATTTGGTGTATCTCTACGGAACGACGGTCACACAAGGGAGAATGTTCACTCAGGATATGCGCCAGTTTATGGGGCGAGGCATTCCGATGGAGGAGGAGATAGCCAAGGTGATGGGTGTCGCCGAACAAGAGGTTGCCGGTCTTGTCACCGCCGGCAAGGTGACCGCCGACGTGTTCAAGAAAGCGATTGACGGAATGGCTGCCGAGGGCGGAAAATTCGGAGGCTTGATGGAGGCTCAATCAAAGACAATCACCGGACAGATAAGCAATATCGAAGATGCAGTGGCTATGATGTTCAACAAGATGGGGCAGCAGTCCGAGGGGGTCATCAACACGGCATTGTCCGGGGTGTCGTATCTTGTGGAGAATTATCAAGAAGTCGGTCGTCAGATAGGCGCGCTTGTGACGGCATACGGCGCCTACAAAGCCGCATTGATTACGCTTACCGCCATCCAGCGTGTTAATATGGCGGTACTCCGTCAAGCCGCACTCGAGAAGCAGTTGGCGGCTGCGCAAGGCATAGCGTTGAGCAATGCGGAGGCACTTGCGGCGGCACGGACGAAGTTGCTGGCATTGGCACAGCAAGGTTTGGTCAAGGCGATAAAGGGTGTGACGGCGGCTCTCGCTTCCAATCCCTACACATTGGCGGCTCTTGCGGTGGCGGCATTGACGGTTGCCGTTTTTGAGATGGTAACTGCGGAGTCCCGGGCGGAAAAAGTCACGAAGGCGACAAATGATGCGATAGAAGCGCAAAAGAAAGCCATTGAAGACTATCGTCAAAAGATACAATCGCTTATCGGCACAGCCACCGACGAGACTAAATCCACATACGAACGTTTGGAGGCTTATGAGGCGTTGAAGAAATCTATGCCGGACCTTGTGGCTAAATACAAAGATCTTGACGAGATGACCAAGGCTTTGAAAGAAGACGGAGCGAAGCCGCGGCTCATAGACGATGCCGAACTTGCCAAACTTGAGGCAGACGCCGAAAGATGGAAAGGCTATTTGGACGCACTGCGCAAGGCCAGCGGGTCGATTAGCGATTGGGGTTCTTGGGAAAGCGTTGGAAAAAGCTTGAGAGACCGCATTGGTACAACCCCCGAAGAGGCGGAAGCCATTGTCGCGAAATTAAAAGAAGCGTATTCAGCCTTACAGAGTTCGGGCGCAGACATATCACAGACATTGAAAGGGGAGGCGGCGGAACTGAAAGACGCTCTTGTCCTTGTTGAAGGCAAGGTTGCCGCCACCGCGAATGTCTATGAGGAAGCATCCGCGCGGATGAAAGCCGCCAGCCTTGCGGACACGCAGAGAAAAGAACAGGAGGCATTCGAGAAAACGTACAATTCGGCGGAAAAAACGCAGAAGGCTATTGGCGACTACAGCAAGGAACTCGATGCGTTGAAGGCGAAGATGAAGGGCAATGCGTTCACCGTCATCACCGATATTGTCACCAAGGAGAAACCGCAGAACTGGTTCCAAGCGTTGAAAGGCAGAATGAATGAAATCACGAATGCGAACCCTTTGACAATCTCAGTGCAGTTGGAGGCATCGCGCCTTGAATCGTTTATAGAACGTCTCCGCAACCGGTTGAAAGGCATCGCCAACGACAGTTATGGCAAAGCTTTCGCGGATGCGGAAAAGGCGTGGAAAGACGCAAGGAAGCTTGTGTCCGATATGGAGAAAAACAAATCCTCGTACACTGCTGAGGCTTACAAGAAAGCCAAGCAAGACTTGGATGATAACAAGAAAGCGTTTGAGGCATTGGGCGGAGACACTTCCACCAAGACCACTACACGAAGCACGTCACCTGTCGAGTCAGCGGAGGAAAGACAGGCGCGGCTCCGTTCCGCTCATCAGCGCACGGTAGACACAGTGGAAAAGAACGCACAAGACTTGAAGCGCAAGGAGGAGGATTTGCAATATGAAACCGACCTTGCCCGAATCAACGCTATGCAGGACGGCTTCGACAAAGAACAGCAGTTGCGCACCTTGAGCCATCAGAAGATTCTGCGCGACCTTGACCGCGAGCAAGAGGATATGGTTGCGGCAATAAAGGCGGCGGCGAAGGCTGAATGGGATGCCCGTGAGAACGAGGAAAAGGAGAAACACAAGAAGTATGTCCCCAAGGCGTTCGATTGGGATAAGAACGCCACCGACGAGCAACGGGGACAGGTCGCCTCGGTGGTTGGCTTGTACGGTAAACGGAAAGACAATCAAAAGGCGGTCAACACCGTAGAGGACACAGCGGCTCTCAACAAGGCTCTTGACCAATACAAAGGGTACGCCGAGAAGCGCAAGGACATAGAGGAAAAGTATTTGCAGGCAGAGGCGGACATCCGGGCGAAATATAAGAAGAAAGGCAAGACAGGCTCGGAGGAAGAATCCGCGTCACTGGAAGAAGTCAAGCGGCAACGTGCGGAGGCTATTGAAAGCCTCGACACGGAGTTTGCGATGCGCAAGGAGGATTTCGAGATATGGGCGAACACTGTTGCCTCCTTCTCCATTGAACAATTGGAGAATATGCTTGCTGAAGCGGAGAAAAAGCTTGACGAGATGAAAAATGATGCCGGTGCGTCCTCCTCTGATTTAGCCACTCTCGGCGCCGCGATAAAGACGCTGCTCTCCGCATTGAAGGACAAGAAGATTCAGAAAGCGAGGGAGGAGGCGGACACACCGCCCAAGAAGCGGACTATAGAGCAGTGGCAGAAACTTTCCGAGGCTCTTGACAGCGCGAATCAGAAGTTCCAGGAGATAGGCGATTCCGTAGGCGGTGTTATGGGCGACATCATAAAGACAACATCCGAGTTCTCCGTGTCGGTGCTGTCGATGGTCAACGGCATCGTTTCCCTTGCCACATACTCCACCGAGGGGATAAAAGCCTCCTCACAAGCTGCCAAAACCGCCATAGAGGCGGTGGAGAAGGCTTCCATCATCCTACAGGTCGTTTCTGCCGCATTCCAGATTGCCACGAAAATAATGTCGCTATTCGGCGCCAATTACGACAAGTACAATGAGGAGAAGAAAGCGGTTGAAGCCTTGTCGGAAGTATGGGACGATGTCATAGCCAAGAAGAAGGAATATATCAAAATGTCATACGCGGACGAGGCACGCAAGGCAACCGCAGAAACCATCAGTATGCTTGAAAAGGAAGCGCAGGCTTATCGTAATCTTGGAAAGACAAGGCTTAACTCCGGCGCGTCGGTAGGCTCGCACTCCATAGGTATCCGCATCAAAAAAACGTTGATGAAAGACTCCGCTCTGATGCGTCAGTTCCAGGCAGGGTTGGCAGCCGCCGGCGCAAATTACAACGATGTTATCTACGGGCGTATGGAAGGCTTGTTCAACCTCACGTCCGAGCAGTTGGAGAAACTGAAGACCACGGCTCCGGAGGTGTGGGCGCGGCTTGACAGCGACGCCCGCGACTATCTTGACAAAATTATCGAGATAGGAGAGCAGTCCGAAGAAGTCAAGAACTCGTTGAAGGAATCATTGACGGGAATCTCTTTTGATTCGATGAAGGAAAACTTTATCAGCAACCTTATGGATATGGATTATTCCGCCAAGGATTTTGCCAACGATGTCAACAAGATGTTTGCTAACGCCTTGGTCACTCAGATGGTGAACAAGAATTACAAGGACAAGCTCCAAAAGGTGTTCGACGATATGGCTGAAGCCATCGGAAGCGACAACGAGCAGCTGCGTCTCGAGCAAATCAAGAAGGACTATGAGGCTATGCGTGCCGCCGCCAAAGAGGAGGTTGACAAGATTATGGACATCACCGGCTATGGGGAATCATCCCAGCAAAGCGGTGATTCGGGCGGTTTTGAAGCGATGTCGCAGGACACTGCCGAGGAATTGAGCGGTCGCTTTACGATGCTCCAAGTAACAGCTCAGAACCAATACCAAAGAATTACTGAGATTTCCGGCTCTTTGTCCGGGATGCTCTCCATCGTCCGTGACTCATACAATATCCATAACGATGCTCGGACAATCCTTGCAGAAAGTCTGCTTGAACTGCGAACTATCAGCGAGAATACAGCTATCAACAAGAAGATACTGCCAGTCCTTGAAAGCATTGAGAAGAAAGTGAAGACAGGTTTATAATTCGCTATAGTGTATAGTAAGGTGTGGCAATGTGTGTCGCACCTTCTTTTTTGCCGAACATCGTTCTACAACGGATTGTCGCAAACTTGTTTCGGCTTGTTGATGTCGTTCGCGGATATGCCGAAACAACGGACAAAGCGTTCAATGTCCGCCGCACGCTCTCGGCGTGGCACAATCCGATATAAGTCGATAGCGTGACGGCTATTCTTTTTCCGCGTCTTGATGATGTCGTTCTTCATAATGTTTCCCTTTCTTCTTTCTGCAACAATCGCACAGGAGCGGCGCGGCGTCGTTGTGTATCAACTGGGCAAGACCGCCAGCGAGATAGCACGCTTCTTCACTTGACAAGTCCACATTGGAGCCTTCGCAGATGTGCGCTACCAGGTGGTGTAGTTCGTGGACGAGCGAATTTGCACACTCCGACGCGGACGAAGCAGCGCCGACAACCATCACCGACCTCCGTAAGGCGATGTTGCTGTACGTCAGACCTCGGTTTAAGCGGCTCTGACGCAAGTTCTCTTCCGCCTTGATAAAATACTCATCGTCGCAGTCTACCGCACGCAGACAGACGAGAACCGCGTCTGCGTCAAAAGAATGGACGGCAAGAAACACCTCCGCCGTCCACCCATAACTCACTATGTCAAGCGTAAGCCGTATCACAGCACATCCTCCCACGGAATGCCCACTCCGTTGCGAGCGCAGTCGGCATAGAAGCGGTTGAAAATAAAGCCGTCGGCTTGGTCTTCATCGCCCAAAACATCACTCACATACTTCGCTACCGCGGTGTTGTCCGCAAGACATCCGCCGAGGAAGTCAGCCTTAGCCATATTCGCCACATACACATAGTCGTGGTCTGTGCAGTCAATCTGCACCGATGCGGATTTCAACAACTCGTCGACATCTTCCTTTCTCCACGGATCAATGCGCTTTCCGTCCTTACGCATAAGCGATACGGCGAACTCGCACATACGGCGGTTGAAATGCCACCCGTTGTGTCTGAGGTATTCGGACATTCCGTGCGGCTTCGTGTCGTACAAGTCAAGAGGCTCACGATGTTTCATAGCACTCTTTAATATCTGCGACGATAGCCGCGTTCTCCGTAGCGGTCGCGGTCATCATCATCGTTCCACTTCTCGCGGTAGTCGCCCATGGAGCGGTAGTCGTCGTAGTGACGTTCGCCCATCCGTCCGCTTCCGCGGTGCAAATCATCTATGCACTGCATAACCTTTCCACCATAGCGGAGCATCTTCTCCGCGTTCTCGGCAAGCGTTCCCAGCTTGTCTTCAGTGATTTCAATCATATATCCCATAGTCGTTTCAGTTTTTGGTTTTCGCGACAGACGTGTTCAGTGCCTTGGACAGCATCGAACGTATGTCCGACAATGTTCCCTCCATTCCTGTGACCTTCTCCTCGAGCAAGCCGATTTTCTGCTCTTGCTCGCGCTCCTTGGCGAATTGAGGGTTGAGAGTCTGCAACATAGTGTCGCACGCTCCGATAACTCGCTTGTGGTAGTCCACACTCTCGACAACGCTGCGCGACGTTCTGAGCATCGCTTCCACCTCCGATGTCATTGCTTCCTTGTTGTCTGCAACGACAACACTTCCTTGGTTGGCTATGGCGAGCGAGGCGGGAAGCTGCTTGAAGTCAACCGCCGTTCCGTCGTCGGTCTTCACCGAGATGTCGACCACTTGCTCCACGTTCTGCGAGAATGCCGAATATGGATTTGTCGGTTGTGCGTACCTCGGTGTCGGATTGCTTACCGACACCACTTGCCCGACTTTCAATGTCGGGGTTTCCCCTTTCTCGAGGATGTATATCAATGCGTTCTGTCTTAATCCACTGAACATATCTGTTGCTTTTTTTTGATTAAACAATTCCCGACATCAATTGCAAGGTGTCGGTTTGGCGGTTGAACCACAGCTGCACCACCCCAGTTCCTGGGATGTCGGCGGCAGTCAGTGCGTCGCCGTTGAATTTAGTGACGGCTTTCGTCACTCCGTTTGTTTCGAATAGGACGGGCAGTGTGCCTGTCGTGCCTGTCGGAACGGCTTGCACCAAGTCGACGAACAGAGTGCCGCGATACCACGCGTTGACGAATGCGTGGTTGGCGAACGAGAACACAACGCTGTCGGTGTTCACTTTCACGCCTGTTGTCGCTATGGCGGCAGAGCCGCGCCTATTGACGAATGTAAATGCTCGGAAAGTCATAGCGCCCTCCTTTCTATGTCCAAAAGGTAGTGCCGTTCGATCCGTACAAGCCCATCTGCGCAGCCACGCACGACGGAACACCCACTACAGGGCTGTAGGGGATAGTCGTTGTTTCGGGCAATTTGCATTTGATTCCAGCCACTTCGCTTTGCAACCTCGCAAGAGCGGCATTGAGAGGAGCGATTGCACTGCCGACAATCTGCGATGTCATTGCCGACGACTTGAATGTTCCGTTCTCCTCGCGGAGAATGTCAATCTTGTTCTGCATCTCGCGCATTTCCGCTGCCGCTTGTCCAGCGACAATCTTGTCTGTCGCCTCCTTGATGGATTTCTCAATGTCGCACGTCTGACGCTGTGTTTCATACGCTACCGAAGAGAAGCCGCGCTCCTGTCCCACAGCAACGTTGTTGATTGCGCCTTGCAGTGTGTTCGTCTGCTGACACGTTGCGAGACGGTTCTCGCAGCAGCAGTTGGCTATCTGCTGTGCAATCTGCATATTCCCTTGCTGGAGTGCGTTGATTACCTGCATCCCCGACATTCCGACTTGGTTGCCTACACTCTGCACTTGTGATGTCAAAGCGGCGATTGCGCTCTGAATCTGACCCTCGGTGCAGTTGAGCTGCGTTGCAAGGTTGCTCAATGCGTTGCGGTTTCCGCCGATTGCGTCCATCAGAAGACTGCGCCCGTAATCGTTGTTGATTTCGCTGGCTATGCCTCCGCCGTTGTTGCGACCGAAACCCCAGCCGTTGCCTCCCCAACCCATAAGGAAGAACAGAAAAATCACCCACATAAACCAGCCTCCCTCGCCGCCAAAGCCGCCGTTGTTGCGGTTCATGGCGAGAAGCAAGTTCGGATCGAGACCGCTCTTCTGCATCAGCGGAGCAAGAAGCGACATCATTCCGTTGTTGCCGTTCTCGCCGAAAACATAAGTTTTTGATTCCATAAATATTGATTTTAAGACGCTGGCAATATTGCCAGTGCTGCAAATATCGCACGGAATCACTCGGTGTCAAAGAAGATGCTTGCTATGTGCTTGCGTAATGCTTGCAAGTTGTTTGCGTAGACTTTGTTTGTTGTTTTCCTGTTGTCAGCAGTCAGCAGATGACGCACATTTGATGGCGTCATTCCGAACATCTCGGCTATCCTCCGCGGATACAGTCCGATGTCGTAAAGCGTCTGTATGACGAGCATTCTTGCGTCCACAACGTCAGCGTCGCGGCTCTCCGACAATATCCTGTCGCTCGGAATGTCGGATGCTTCTGAGGCGAATTTCACAGCCTCGGCAAAGATTTCGATTGTTTTCATTTGATTTCCCTATTTAATTTACTAACTTTGCCGAACCACAACATCCGCTTTATCTTTACAAGACACAAAACGTCCGTGCGATTCAGGCATAATTGGCTCCCGACACCGCACGGAACGTGTGTTAAATAGGATGTTGTGGTGATATTTTATTTAGTCGGGGGCTTTTTTATTTCCGCATCTTCTTCACCGCCAACCAAATCACGACCGCCGACACAACGGCGATGAACGCACCGATGGCTATGCCGCCGATGTCCTGCTTCGTCTTTTCCCACCGAGATAGTTTCCGCTCAACAGGATAAGGCACGGCAACGCTGTCCGTCCTGCTCCGATAGGCGCTGTCCGTTCTGCTCCGATAGACGGTGTCGTGCTGCGTAACGTACCGCTCGCGCCACCGCCAAGAGGTCACCTTGATTGTGTCACCGCCGCGCTCCACGACCACCGAGTCGCGCACATACACTGAGTCAGTGCGTATCTTGTTCACTGAGTCAGTGCGTATCTTGTTCACGTAGCACGTATCGGTGCGAACCGTCTCAACGGGTACATACTGCACCGACTTGCATCCGAGGCACATCACCGCAAGGATGGCAATCAGCACCCAGCCTATCACCACGCAGATGTATCTGCATTTCTCGTCATCTCTCATTCTCAAAAACGTTTATGACAAAAGGAGCGGCGACTCCGACATTCGGAATCACCGCCCCAGCGTTTTTAAGCACATCTCCATTACGGAGTGTTCGGTTGCTGATTTATCAGAAGATATATAATTTCATCGAAATATTGGATATAATTTCAAGAAAATTTTGTAGTTTTTTTTCGGTGATTCCGTATGTCAAAGAGCGCGTTCCGTTGTCTGGTTAATAAATCATTTCTTCCATAGTCGTTTCACTTGTCTTCGGTTCTTGCCGTCAGCACGATAAGACACGTGTACCCACTGACCGCCGTTCTCCCACAGCAGTTGGTCGAAGTCAAGGTTCTCCTCAATCAGCTTGAAGATATGCGCGTTCTCCTCGCGGCTTCGCTGATTGATGTCGGCTGCCTGTCCTGTCTTGTGCTGTGAGCCAGCGACACCTCCCACCGCCTTGTTCAGCCGTGGACAGCGGTAGCCACTGGAGATGTATATCGGCTTGCCGTACATCTCCCTCAAAGGGTCGAGAACCTTGTCCACAAGGACAGTCAAGTTCTTCACCGCTTCGGCGGTCGGTGTGTTGTCTATCTTCATCCGTGATGCGGTGTCGCTCCGTGTCAGTTCGTTCAATGTAAAATATTTCATTTCTTCCGCTTTTTAGTTATTGTAATCGTTCCCTTTAGTGCTTCTCCAAGTTCCTTGTGCTTGTAGCCAACAAGGCCGAGAATAATCTTGAAGACGTTTATTTTCACTCCCTTGATTTCGCCCCAGTTGCTTATGATGGAGTCAAGCTCGCACAAGCACGCAATCGACATAAGCACCACGGCGATTACGATAGCGGAGCATCCGAGCGGTTCTCCGAGTGCCTTGCCGACCACCGCACCGAGTATCACGATACACAGGTAGTCGGCTATCTTCATCATCGTTCTCCTCAGAGCGCGGCTTGCTCGGATGTCAACGTTGTTGGAGATAGACTTGTGGACACCGAGCCACAAGTCTACGATAATCAGCACTCCAGCGAGGAGCATCAGCCACCGCATATCCCAGAGCAGTGTGCTGATTTCGCCTATGAACACTCCCATACTTGCAGTCCCGATACGAAGACTATTGTTTACTGCCGTTCCTGTCATTTTTTTCTTCCTTCATTTTGTGGTTTTCAATATTGTTTCTATCTTTGTTGTGAGGTCGCCGCGTTTTGCGGTAGACCTCTCCTGCGAGGCGTTTGTGCTATCTCAGGTTGTAAGGGCGGCGTATGCTGCCCTTTTTTATGCCAATTCATATCCTTTCGCTTTGATAGCCGCTTTTTCTTCTTCGGTCAGTGCCGTCACTCCCGATAGCATCTTTATCGGCAATGACAGCGTCAGCGTCTGTTGCCCTGCCGCCTTTCTGTCAAAGCAGTTTATAAGCGATTGTTTCAGCTCCGCTGACATTTTAAGATCAGACAGTTCTAATGATGAAATTTTCGGGGCATTGAAGAAATTCTTGCCAAGAGTCACGTATTGAGACATATTAGCAGCCACGTCCACACTGAACATATCATCCACCTTTTCCGCACTTTCGAGAGAGAAGCTCGACAAGTCAAGCGTGACGTTCCCGAGGCCAGCGAACATATAGGAGAAATCGGTAACTTTTGATGTGTTAAAATTTGTAAGCCCCACAATTTCCTTATTACGAGCGGGGGTATGATCACTTACATTCAGCCCCCAAGTATAGAACATCCAACCCATATCCGTAACCTTTGATGTGTCGAACTGAGAGACATCGATTTTTCTTACCAGTAAGGCTTGGAATAAGGAGCTCAGCGATGTCGCACTTGCAGTATTCCATTTCGATGTGTCTATAGTTTCTAATCGCGAGCCTGTAAAGATTGACACCAGGTTCTCCGCTGAAGATACATCCCACTTTGATACATCCAATTTTTCAAGACCAGTCAATGCAAACATATAAGAGAAGTTCTTCATTTTGCTCACGTCCCATCCGGATACATCGAGGCTTTTCAATCCTCTGCGTTGGAAGAACATCCGTACCGCAGATGTACATTGACTCATATCGATGTGGCAATGCACATCAAGACTATCATTGCTTGAGTCTCTTCTTGATCTAAAAGCGTCATCGTAATTCGTAATTCCTTCGGGAAGATACCATATATCTCGCACGAAGGACATAAAAGTTTGCTCTGCCGCTAATGTATTGTTGATTGTTTTCTTTTCTCCTAAGTCAAACACAAACACATCACTATTGCCTATCCTCACATCTGCCTTTTGGTAAGTGCTCCCGTTAAACGGGATAGAGTCTTGCCTGTAATTGCCTCCTGTCCCTAAAACCACAACATTTTGCCCCCGATATTTACGCTGTATATGGTCTGCATACAAATCATTTAGGTGCAGCAACATTTGAGGAGACATCACTCCCGATGTCTTGTTCACGACATCAAGATTAACATACGCATAAGAGCTTCTGGAAGTATCGGCTAAGTTCTTTGTATTAAACTCTATGGACACTGAATTTAAGTCGGAACGGACAGTACCAACCGAGGTCACCACATCCAAGTTTGGCAACTCCACTGTTTTCGAAGCTCCGTTGCCTGCATAGTGATTGTACGGAACAGCGGAAACCTTCAGCGTGTCGTCTATACACGCTTGGATGTCCATCGGTGCGCTAATCTCTATCGCTGTTTCCACAAGCCATTTGAACGGCATAAAATCGGTTATCGGTTTGCCGTCACGAAGCACCAGCACCGCCCAATCCACCGTTCTTGCAGTAGAAAAGTATTCCCCTGCGGAATCAACCTCTACCTTTTTAGTCTTCCGCCCATTGCGGATATACAGGGCGTCTTTTTTATCGTGATTATTCCCCGTTCCGAGATGCAGGTAATAGTCAACAAAAAAATCAATCAGCTCGCCTGTATAGACATCCTGTCCGTTTTGCTCTACACGGACAAGAACATTCACTTCGTTCGCAAGGGGGCTGTTTTCCATCACGTCTGTTGCCAACTCAAGGTAGGGGAATGCGATATAGTTTCCGCTTTGACCCAAGTACTTCACCTCTCGCCAGCCTTTGCGTTTAATTGCGCTCTTCGATGTGCCATCTGGGCTATCAACCCAATACGATATTGAATGCACATTGCGGAACAGACGTACCTCGTCTGTCGGCAACAGACCTTCCCCGTGGATGCGGAAACGCTGCCCCGTTTTGTTCACACCAAGCCTCAGCCGAGCGGCAACCATCGGTGATGCACCTCCGCTATTGTCTAAAGCCTTGAACCGTTTCTCGTGGTCGGCGATGTCGTCAACATTCTTTTTAATACGAGCGTAGAGTGTTCCGTCAGCCGCCGCCACATCCTCGGCAGTGCCTACGTTCTGAAGCCGCTCGTTAATCTCCTTGCCTGTCAAATTAATCTGATATGCCATAATCAACTATGTTCTTTTGTTATTAATATTTTTCCGTTCGCGTCCTTTGGAATGCCAAGATGCTCATCGACAATCCTCCGCACATCGTTCTCTGTAATCCCGCCGAAAAACACCTGTGCGTCAAGTGCGGCGGTCTGCAACTCAAAGTCAGTAGGCTGCTTGATGTCCGCCTCCTCCGTCGTCTCCACGATGGCGAACTGACCGAGGCGCATCGAGCGCACGCCTTCATCCGTCACCTCCACCGCATACGTCCCGTTGCCGAGCAAGTCGGCTGCGATGTCCACGACAAGCACATTCGTGTCCTGCACCGAGTGCGGCACATCATAGGAAGCGGATGCCTTGCGGACACACACGCGGCATCGTTCCGTCGGCGTGTATTTCTCGGTTTTGCTCACTCCGCCCTCTGTCGTTGTCAGTTCGAGCGGTATCAGCAACCGAAATCTGTTTCCTCTTACTATCCTAATTATACCATTCAACTATATTAAGTTTATCCAATTATTTCCGTCAGCCGTGACGCGGATGCCCTTGCCCGACACCTCCAAGCGGTACTGCTGATAGACCATCACACAAGCCTCGGCAGTCTGCTGTATGTACGTTCCGCCAGCGGTGGCGGCACGGAATCCGTCCGCTGCGATTTCCACCATATCTGTCGGATATGTCACCAAGATGTTGCCGTTCGGCTCGATGCGGAACGATGTCGAAGTGATAGCGTTCCCGTTGCCCCAGAACCACACATTGGCAGTGATGGAGTGGATGCCCTCGGAGAGTGACACCGAGAGCGAATCAAGGGTGAGCGTCCCCGAGACAGACAAGTCGGTAGCGGCGGTTTCCTTGTCAAGCGCACCGATAACCTTGCCGTCAAGCAGCAGTTCGAGCCGTACACGGATGCGCCCTCCTGGGTATGCCAACGCGTCGGAAACAAGTTCCGACACACCGAGTCCTATTGTCGGCAGTTTCGCCACCGCTCCGTTGGCGGTCTTGAACACATAGCCGCTTGCTTCGGGCAATGACACCTCTGCGTGGTAGTAGTCCCTGCTTTCGTCCACATCAATCTGTCCTGTGTACGGCTTCATTGCAACGTCGACCGACGAAGCCGAAGTGGTGAGATTGCCCCCCGATATGCGCATTCTCGGCTTTTCGTTCGCGTCAAGCAGCAATATGGTGCCGTTGTCAATATAAACCGTGCCGAGACTTGTCTTCGCTTGCAGACGCTTTGCGACAATGCTGTCAGCATCAATCATCTCTGCGTTTATCTTGCCGTCGCTTCCGAAAATCCGCACACGTGTAGTGCCGTCGTTGCCGACGAACTCCGTGGTGTCCGCTTGCAGTATGATTCGCTTGTTCACGATGTCGATTCCCGTGCGTTCAAGCTTCAGTTCCTGAGCCTCGGAGTACGAAGTGTTGGGAACAAGACATACGCGGAAATCCGTCAGCGTCACCGTGGCGATGCTCTTGCTTGACAATACCACCGACAACGATCCGAACGACAGCCACGATTCGTCGACCGTCAACACGATGTCTTTCTGTGTCGCCGACACCGATACACCTTTCTTCGTCTCCAACTTGGTGGTGTAGACCACCGATGTTCCGCAGACAATATCCATACGCACAGGCAGAGCAGCGAGAAGCGAGTCGCCAACCGTGGTGACTGAGAACGACAAGTACAACTGCTGCGTATGCACCAAGCCGTCGGTAATGATACTTCCGACAATGTATTTTCCGCTCGGGTTGTCGAGCGACGGCTTGGCAACCGTCAACATCTTTGTCTGCGGCAGTGTAGCGTAATTGCGTTTCGGCTGACCGAGCGCATACACAGACATCTTGATTGCGTCTGAAGTCTGCTTTATCTCCGACGTGTAGCCGTTTGACGGCTCCCAATCATTGATATTGTACAGATAATTCAGCTTGCCTTGATAGGTAAACGTTTTCGCATTGGAAACGCAGCGAAGCAACTCGTTCTTATATGTCCCGTCAGTTGCGTTCACCCACAGGTCACCGACCTTGTACGGCTGAGACAAAGGCTTCTCGGTGTACACCTTCGCCTTGCCGTTGATGATGTCGACAATGTTGTCACCGCTACGGCTGACGAAATCACCCGTAAACTTGTTCCCGTCTGGGGAGATAATCACAGGCGCATTGTCGTCAGAGAGCGCGAAAGTCTTGATGCCTTGATACATCTTGATAGACGGGCTTCCCACTCCATAAGACGATACCACGACCGCATTCTGACGCGCCTTGTCAGACTTGTTTCCAAGACAAACAATCGTGTCGCCCTTCATCGGAGCGTCAGAGCCTTCAAGGCAGTCTGTGATTGATAAATCTATATAGTCAGTGCCGACACCGACCACTGCGCGCCAATAGTAGCGTCCGAGAGTCGTTCCGTCGGCATTCTTCTTCGTGTTGAACTCGCGGCATAAAGCAAGGTCGCCCACCGCGAATTGATTGTATATCGTCCGCTCTCCGTCGGTCGTCTTGAAGTAGCAGCGGTAGACGTTCGTGTCCGTGGCTTTCGCCGTCAACTGCTCTCCGTCTTTGTCGAGCAAGTCCGCTCCGTCACTGCTGCGCAATCCTATCTGCGCTGGCACAGTCTCGACCCTGTAGCACTCAATGCCAGCAGGCGAGAGGATGTTCTCGCCGCCGACGTGGCTGACGTGCTTGATTTCCAAAGACTCAAACACGGCACGCATCCGCACGAATATCTCGTCAATCTCCAAGTAGGAGCGTCCGTTTCGGTCTCTCATCAGCTCAAAGCCACGCCCGAAAGAGCCTTCCATAAAGCCAGCCGACTGCAAGCCTTTGGCGAACGTCAGCAAGCCAGCGACATCATCATCGTCCACCGCGTTGACGAACTGACGCAGCGCACGGAGTGCCGAGTAGGCGTTCAAGTCAGAGGCTGGTGTCACATTATCGTAGGAGCGGATGAGATACACTCCGCCGCTTTCCGACTCTCTGCGCTGTCCTTGTGCAGTCAGAGCCTCCACCGACTTCGACAACGTGCCTATGGTGGAATAGCTCACCGCCTCGCCTATGGTGTACACTGGGTTGTCGTAGGGAATATCCAAAGGGATTTCCCAGCCGATGACACGGCTTTTCCTCGGTGTGCGGAAGAATGCGGCGTTGACAAGACGCACACGCTGACCGACATCAAGCGTGAATCCGTCACGCGCCACGTCGCACATAATCGTGCAGTCGTATGTCTGATTGTCGGTAGCCTGTTTCTTTATATAGTCGACGGCGGTGGTGTAGAGCTTCTTTTCTGCATCGGCAACCATATCGCCCTCCGTCACAAGTTTGGCATCGAAGTTGATAAAAACAATCTTGTCGCCGACACTCGGCTTCAGCGTCTCGTCGGGCAACTCACGCCCGTAGTCGGTGTTGTAGACAAGCTCCCACCGCTGCGCGTCTTTGTTCACGCTCCCGTCGGGGTGCTTCACTGCGTCGTTCGCTGGGTTGAATGTGACGTCGAATGTCATTCCCGACAGCAAGCCGCTTTGGAACATCATCTGAATCGTTTTCCCTTCGAGCAGATATTTGCGGTCAAAGATGAAGCCGTCAACCTTGCACCAATAGATAGGGATTTTCTTGACAACGTTTCCCTCGCTGTCTTTAATCGGCGCTTTACGATACACGAACACATCGGTAATCGTAGCGTCTTGCTTTGGATAGACATCATCGAAGACGATCGTATTCTCCACCACTTCCTCGGAGGGCATCTCTGTGTTTGTGTCGGCGGTATATGCGCTGTCCGTGATATACACGCGGTTGCCCTCCGTGTCATACTTGTACAGGTCTATGTAGTCCGTGCCTTTCGGCAGCATCAGTCTGTCGGTGACTACACCGAGAGCGACACTCTCGCCTCGGTCGTTCTTGCGGTAGTTACGCAGATTCCTGTCAGAGCCGTAGACGTAGAACCTTGTTGCGAAGTCGGCTGAAGACTTGGCGTTGCCCATATCGCTCACATTGTCACCGAGTGTCAAGTCTACAGATTCCGTTTCCTCGCCGAATTGACACTTGCCGAAGTAGATGATGTTCCCGACAATCCACCACTCGACATCGAAAGCGTCGGCAATCAATGTCAGCGCGTCGTATATGCTTGTGTTGTCATAGGTCACAAGCACGCTTTTGCTCGCCGTGTCTTCATCGACTCCGTGCAACTGCACGCGGTAGTCCATACCCAAGCAATCAAGGTTGTCGATGATTGCCGCTTCTGCCTGTGTGATGATGTCGGCTGTGTGATTCCACGACGATTCCTTGCGGTAACGCTTCTCCACGTTGCCTACGTTCTGTTTGTAGACAAGCATCGAGATTTTGTTTTTCCACGCGCAGTGCGGTGCCTCGAATTTCAATTCGTACTCATATCCGCCTGTCGTCTTGCTGATGTTCGGCTTCTGGTCGGAGACAATGACAAAGCGTCCGAAGTCGGTATCGATGTAGTCTCCGATTGCGATGTATAGCGGCTCGGCGACCACGAATTTCAGCGACACATAATCATCGCCCATGAGCGCGAACCGCCGCACAGAACCGCTGCCCACGACCACCGTCGCGCGCTCCTTGCCTGTGCTGTCATAAATCGTTGTCATATTGCGAATATCTTAAATAATCCGCAAACAATCACGGCTTTTCACGGTCGGTGTCAAACAAAGCGCCGTTATGTTTAGACAATTCCTCACAGGCGGCGGAATAGAGGCGGTCTATGTCTTCGTGGAAGTCCGGATAATACAGATATTCCACTACAAGATTCCGCATATAATTGGATATTGAGCATCCGGATGCAAGGTCGGGGAATATCTGTTTCAATTTCGCCCTCATCCCTTTAGGCATACGGCATCCGGTAAGCGTCCGCATCGAAAACAAGCACAACGCAAGGAACACGAACTTCTTGCGGAACATAATGGCGTCACGCTCTGTAGCGTTAGCTTCGTACCATTTGTACAGTTTTGGGATGAGTCTGCAATCGTTTACAAGCGGGCTTACCAAGTCCGCTTCTTCCACATCCAACGCCCTCCGCATCTCCGCTATTTCTCTCAGCCGGATAAGCGGAATCTTGCCTCCTCCCATCAT